ATTAAAAAAAGACGAACAGGAAGGGTTGCTTCAGTTTTGCATAAGGTATGCGAAAAAAGATAAAGTTACTCGGCAAAACTGACATTGAGGTGATGAAATGAGAATAAGGCGGATTAAGGTAGTTGTACCGGAGCTTGTTTCGCTTTTGGGTTACGATTTTTCGGTGCCGGAATACGAGTGTGCATGTGGCGCAGAAGTGGTAGCGGACTATAAATACTGCCCGGGCTGCGGTGCGGAACTGGCATGGGATCGGGTCAGGAGGAAAAGCAATCGTGAAAAGAACATTTGATTTCAGCGAAATTGTAACGTACAACCATAGCATCAAGGTAGTGGCAAAATCCGAGAAAATTTTGGATGAGATTGAGGACGCACTTGGTTGCATGATTGATGATGAGTCTGTCGAATGCAAAGAGGACTTGTTTAACGAGATCACACGACTGGGCGGAGAGTATGAATATATCGAAGATGGAAGCCCTTACGTGGAGTATGAGTAATCTAAGGAGGAGCATATGAGAAAGAAAATTTTTGTTGGGGTAACTATTGTTGGAATCATCTTTGGAATTGGTGGTTGCCAGAGCTGGGAGCGCAACATGAAATCACTCAGCAGCGATATCTCTGGCGGCCTTAACCGGACGGTAACTGTATATGACTACAATGGTCAGGTGATCAGGCAGTACGCCGGGAAGTTTGATGTTTCCGAAAGCGAGAACGAGGTGTATTTTGATATCGACGGGAAGCGGGTCATTATCCACGGCGGTATCGTAATCAACGAGGAGAATTGAGATATGAGGCCAGTATATTACAAGGTGTATGACCAGGGCCGCTACATGGGCACATACACCGCCACAGAGTTACAGACAATGCTCCATTGCGGCCGGCAGGTGCCACGAGAGTACGCGGCAGACTGCCAGAGATACCGAGGACGTTATACCTTCGTGCTGGTTAACGATTCCGTAGGTATGAGCCTTCAGGAGTTGGCGAAGGCATGGGACAGTGAACGGCTGCGGATTCTGCGGGCAGCCGGGAGGATTACATAATTTAAGCCGGGGGAATACCCCGGCAAATAAAAACGAAAGCAGAGAACATATGTACGAAAACAATGGAAAGCGGCGGTCACCCGCCAAGATGATTCCGCCGCTTAAATAATACGCCTGGGTTCATTATATCTAACTCAGGCAGATAATGCAAGAGGAGGATAATATGAGCACACAGACGGTGAGAACGGAAATTATCAATAATGTCATGGTGGCAATGTCGTACTATATTGAGCAGCAGGCTGTTTTAATGGCCTTAGAGCAGGTCATGCAACAGGAATTAGTCCGGGTGAATCTGGAGGAGATTACAACCCTGCCTGCGGAGCGAATGAACCATGTGGACGAACGTAATAAGTATTTGATCCAGTTGTTTATGATCAAGAAGCGTGATCTTTCTAAGGAGACGCTTACGAGCTACTTGAGCGCGGTTAAGCGGCTGATGGTTGAGATTAACGGGAAGTCGTTGGATCAGATGGACGAGACGGACATTGACTGGTATCTGACACAATACGAACAGCGTAACGTATCATCCGGCGGAAAAAAGAACGAAGCGTCTACAGTCAATAACGAACGCAGGTTTTTGTCGGCGTTCTATACGTGGATGCGCAAGGCCAAGCTGATCGCGGATAATCCTGTGGAGAGCATACCGGCCAAGAAGGTGCCACGAAAACCGATTGATTACTATTCGGCGGAGGAGATAGCGCGGATCAGAGACGCTTGTAAGAACCCGCGGGAACGGGCAATCGTTGAGGTGTTCCGCAGCACAGGAGCACGAGTGGGTGAGATCGCGGAGATTACCCTGGATCAGTTGGACCTTGAGACTGGTGACATTATGATTCAGGGTGAGAAGGGCGGCCGTTATCGAACAATCTATCTTGATGATGACGCACGGTACTATTACAGGATGTATCTGGCTACACGCAAGGATGACAGCCCATACCTGTTGCCGCATTCACGCAAGCCATATGGGAAGATGAGCACGGATGCGTATCGGAGTGTCATGAAAACCATTGGGAGGCGTGCTGGATTGATGTGCCGTGTGTATCCGCACAAAATGCGCAAGACGCTGGGCATGAATCTCAAAAATCGCGGTGTCGATCTGGGCATTATCCAGGAGGTTCTCGGACATGCCAATCCCGCGGTGACAAGTCAGTATTATGCACAATCAACGCCCAAGACATTAAGAAGCGTCAGGGAGAGAATGGCAGTATAGAGGAGGAAAGTGAGTGAGTGAGATCAAGATAACCCGGAAACTACTGGACGAGTACCGGGATATGAGGAAGAAGCGGACCATTCCAATTTTGGAGATGGAGCTGCGGGAGATGAGAGAAGGGGACAACGGGTTCGGGAATAGCACTATCTTTGACTACCGAGACGGCTTCCCCAGGCCCCAGAGCGTGGTGGGGTTTGATTGGGAACAGTATGAGCGCCGAGAGAAGGCGCTTGAACGTAAGAAGGATGTTTCCAAGGCAGTGGAGAAGTGGATCGAGGAGATCGAGGATGGTCAGACGCGGTGCGTGTTTCGCATGTTCTACCGGGATGTTATGGAGTGGGGGAAAATAGCTGCAAAGACGGGATACAGCACAAGCCCGGATTATCCGCGAAAGATGATAAGAGATGCCTACATTGAGAAATGCGGGATCAAATAAAAGTAATCCGTTCTATCCGCTCTATCCGTTGTAGAATATAATTAGGCCAAAGGGTTCAGCCCGGAGGCCGCCCCCAATCCCCCATAAGAAGCGGTTGCCGGGTGTAACACCCCGGTGATCGATTTGGTTGATACCAGACCAATGCGCAAAGGTATCCGTACAGCCAGCCACGCAGAGCTTGGTGCATACCGGGGAGGACCCGGTATTGTTGCGGGATAGAGCAGTAAGGCAGCTCGTCGGGTTCATTCCCCGAAGGTCGGTGGTTCAAATCCACCTCCCGCTACTCATTAATAGAGGACTTCCACACGGAGGTCCTTTTGTTTACCCATTTACCATACGCCGGGTGAAACCAAGACCGGCGGACCTCCTTCTACAATCACGGAAAGGCGGTGATCCATATGGCGAGAGCGCCGGACCACAGAGCAGAGATAGCGCGGGACATGTTCCTGACGGGGAAGAAGCTGGTTGACATTGCCAACGAGCTTGGAGTGCCAGACAGCACGGTCCGCAGATGGAAACACACTTATAAGTGGGAGGGCGAACGCTCGGAAAAGGTAATCGAACGCTCGAAAAGAAAAGGCGAACGTTCAGAAAAGAAAACGAACGCTCGGAAAGAAGAAACAAAGGCCGTTGCTGATGAGGTCATACAGGTAGTTGATAATCCTGATCTGACTGACATGCAACGGCTTTTTTGTATTCTGTACGTCAGATGTTTCAACGCAACAAAAGCCGCAATCAAAGCAGGATATAGTCGGAATAGCGCAATGGAACAAGGTTATCAGCTACTACGGAATCCTTCAGTCAAGGGCGAAATAGCGCGCCTGAAGCAACATAGGCTTAACCAGGCCATGCTGGAGGAGGCGGACATATTCCAGAAATACATGGACATTGCGTTCTCAGACATTACCGACTACGTGGAGTTCGGCCGGGAGGAAGTTCAGGTAATGGGGGCGTTCGGACCCGTCCAGGTAGATGATCCTGAAACGGGAGAAAAGAAAACGCTCACAAAAGAGATCAACAGCGTTCGGTTCCGCGAATCGAACGAAGTAGACGGAACGCTCATTACTGAGGTCAAACAGGGCAAGGACGGCGCAAGCATTAAACTGGCGGACCGTATGCGGGCGCTGGACTGGCTGGCGGAGCACATGGACCTTGCAACGGCAGAGCAGCGGGCGCGTGTTGCGCAGCTCAGAGCGCAGACCGACAAATTAACCGGTAACAACGAGGAAATCGAGGATATGGGAGAGGTGGAGGGCGATATCTATGGCGGAAAATAAGTTCGTCAGGAAGCGCACCATTCCATTCCGGTTTTCGGAAAAGCACAAGGATTATATTCGCGCTTGTGAGGCGTGCATGTACAATGTGGCTGAAGGCGCGGTAAGAGCGGGGAAAACGGTTGACAATATATTTGCATTCGCGCATGAGCTTAAAACAACGCCGGATCGGATACATCTGGCTACTGGCTCCACGATGGCGAACGCCAAGCTTAATATTGGTGACGCGAACGGTTTCGGGCTGGAATACATTTTCCGCGGTCAATGTCATTGGGGGAAATATAAGGACAACGAGGCGCTGTTCGTCAAAGGGCCAGATACCCACGGTAAGCAGAAAATCATTATTTTCGCCGGTGGAGCCAAGGAGGACAGCTACAAGAAGATTCGCGGTAACTCATATGGCATGTGGATCGCAACGGAGATCAACCTCCACCACGACAATACCATCAAGGAGGCGTTCAACCGACAGTTGGCGGCAAAGCGCCTGAAAGTGTTCTGGGACCTTAACCCAGACAACCCAAGGGCTACAATATACTCCGATTACATAGACAAGTATCAGCGACAGGCCGACGCTGGGGGATTCCCTGGCGGATACAATTACATGCACTGTACGATCTACGACAATATTAATATCACTCAGGATCGGCTGCGGGAAATCGAAAGCCGGTATGACAAAAACAGTATATGGTATCTGCGGGATATAAAAGGAATGCGTGTCGTAGCCAACGGGTTGATATACCGCAGGTTTGCGGATGATACCAGCACCAAGCAATACACTTTCCGAATCCCTGAGAAACCCAAGGATATTATGGAAATTAACTTGGGGATTGACTTTGGTGGCAGCAGTTCCGGTCACTCCTTCACCGCAACCGCAATTACTAGAGGATATCATAATGTGGTTGCTCTGGCATCCGAATGGATCGGCTGCAAGGATGAGATGGGAAACCAAATTGAGATAGACCCGGAAACTCTGGGAAACAGATTTTGCGATTTTTGCCAGAAGATCATAAGCCGTTATGGTTATATCACAGCGGTATATGCAGACAGCGCAGAACAGACGTTAATAGCTGGTATCCGCAGTAGCCTCCGCAAGCACGGGCTTGGATGGGTGCGGGTTGAGAATGCGCTAAAAATTGAGATCAACGATAGAATCAACGCAACGGCCATATTGATGGCGCAGGGGCGTTTTTTCTATGTTGGCGGAGAGTGTGCAAGTCTGGTCAATGCCCTGAGTACGGCAGTGTGGGACCCGAAAGAGTTAACAAAGAACGTCAGACTGGATGACGGAACCAGTGATGTTGATAGTCTGGACAGTTTTGAATATACGTTTGAGCGGATCATCAGCCGCTTGATCAAATATGGTTAGGGGAGGTGATGGGAATGAAATTCACGAAAATGCTGGCGCTGATAACGGATATCCTGAACAAGGACGCTGACACACAGGTGGATGTGTGCTTGACGGCGCAGATGGCGAACCAGATAGAGCTATGGACCAGAATGTATGAGAACCGGTCCCCATGGGTGAACAACAAGGATGTGCTCAGCGCCAACTTGGCTCCTGCCATTGCCTCAGAGCTTGCGCGTCTGGTCACATTGGAAATGAAATCAGATATCACCGGCGGTCCGGCGGCGAATTACTTGAATGAGCAGTACAAGAAAAAAGTAATCAAAGATATTCGCAGGTATGTGGAATATGGATGCGCAAAAGGCGGATTGATTATCAAACCGTATGTGACCAAACAAGGTTTGGCTGTCCAGTATGTCCAGGCTGATTGCTTTTTCCCCTTGTCATTTGACAGCTCTGGGCGAATTACTCAGTGTGTTTTCACGGAGCAATTCAGAAAAGGCAAGAAGATATATACCAGATTGGAGGTTCACACCTTACAGGGTGATCACATCCAAATCAATAACCGAGCATTTGTGGCAACGAACGACTACAGCCTGGGGAGCGAGGTTCCGGTGGGAACGGTAGACAGATGGTCGGAATTAGCACCGAACGTTACGTTCGAAGGCGCTGATCGGCTGCTGTTTGGGTATTTCAAAATCCCAATGGCGAACGCGGAAGATTCTGACAGCCCTTTGGGGGTATCGGTGTATTCAAGGGCGGTTGACCTGATCCAGGAGGCTGACCGGCGGTATTCAAACATCTGTTGGGAGTATGAAGGAACACAGTTGGCGGTGCATGTATCCACATCCATGCTGAAATACAATAAGGATCAGGATAAGCTTGAATATCCTGGTGGAAAGGCCAGGTTATACAGAAATCTTGATTATGACACCGGTGTTACAGACAAGCCATTTTTTGACACGTTCAGCCCAGAAATACGCGACGTCGCGTTGTTCAATGGATTCAATAACCAACTGAAACTAATCGAATTTAATTGTTGCCTGGCCTATGGTACATTGTCAGACCCACAGAATATCGATAAGACGGCCACAGAGATTAAGACCAGCAAACAGCGATCTTACACAATGGTTGCAGATACGCAAATGGCTCTTCAAGACGCCCTGGAGGACCTGGTATATGCCATGAATTTCTGGGCTGTTTTGTATGGATTGGTTCCTCCTGGGAGCGACTACAAAGTGTCGTTTGATTGGGATGATAGTGTGATTGTGGACGCTGAGACGGAGCGGGAGCAGGACAGGAAAGACGTGGCAATGGGGGTTATGCGGGTAGAAGAATACCGTGCCAAGTGGTACGGGGAGACGCTGGAAGAAGCGGCCAAGAACTTGCCAGATGTGGCCGCTGTAGAGGAGTGATACCATGACGCCCGATGAACTGGAGAAATTGCCGAAACCGTTGGAGCGCATTATAAGGGACTTGGAAATGTCCATAATGCAGGAGATTATAGAACGGATCAAGGCAGTAGCCCAGATAACGCCGGTCACTGACTGGCTCCTGGTGAGGTTGTCGGCCATTGGTACGAGTAAGGCCAAGATCAAGCATATGATTGGGGAAGCACTCATAGAGTCAGACCTTCGGGTGGATGATATCTATGAACAGGCGGTGCGTTCGGACTTCATTCGCAACAAGGAAATATATGAGGCTGTAGAAAAAGAATACATCCCCTACGAGGAAAACAAGTGGTTGCAACAAGTTGTTGAAACAGCCAGGAGGCAGACCAAGGACAGCTTGCGTCCCATGGAAAATATCACCCAGACAATGGGATTCAATGTTCCAATGGGTGGCGGCAAGAAGGTGTTCACGCCATTGTCTGAGTACCTGGAGCGTAGCATGGATAAGGCCATGATGGGGATTGTCACAGGCTCTAAGACCTACAGCCAGGCCGTGGGTGATGTAATTGACGAGATGACGGCCAGCGGAATTCGAACGGTAGATTATGCCTCCGGTAAGTCGGATCGGATTGAGGTGGCCGCCCGGCGGGCTGTTATGACCGGCGTGGCCCAGATGACGGATAAGGTCAACGAGAAAAACGCCGAGGAGTTGGAAACAGATCACTGGGAAGTCGATTGGCACATGGGCGCCAGGAACACTGGAACG